TAGCTAGGTTGTTAAGCTTACATGATCCAAGAATTGTAAAGCGCAGATATAAAGATGCTTTGGTTAGGTTGTATTACAAGTTATAAAAAGTTGCTAACTGCTTTTATAGTTTTGGCTTATTGTTGGATAGTAGCCAATTCATAAGCACAACAACTGGACCAGGAATATCTTTCTCTCCTGCTTCCCAACGTCTGACTGTTCTATCGGATGCGACTTTTAGTAAAGTCGCTAACTGCTTTTGTGAGAAGCCAAGCGTTTGTCTGGCTTCTCTAAATTCTGTTTTATTCATTTAGTTCCTCAAAAAAATATCCCCATCCAGTTTTACTAGAGCTATCTTTTATTTTAAATTTCTTTAAAGTCGCATTTATTATTTTTATAAACTCGTTATTAGTTTTAACAAAGCCATCTTTTATTAAATTATTTTTCATTGCAGTATCATGAACAACCTTTCTGAACTTAGGTGTCATCTCTCGCATTGTGTGCTTAACGTCATGATCCCAAAAATAAGCCAAGCCCATATAATTTCGAGTGCCAATAAGGCTAGTGTCTAAGTCCATTACAAGCCCATAAGAACCTCTATCATTCTCATTGTAACCTAAAGTTAATTGAAGATTGTAGGCAAGTGAATTATTTGTGTTTGCTAGTTTCATTTTTAATACTCCTAACCTATTGCTAAATTAATTTTGTCTATTTCATTAAGAGCTGTTTGACGTTCTTCTAATAGCTCTTGATCGTCTTTAGATGGATCAGTTATAAGCTCTAATTCATCAACACAATGTTGATAGTTACTTTGCATAATTTCTAAAGCATCTGTTACAACTTCTAATTGTTTCTCAGTAAATAAAAAAACTTTGCAACATCTGTTTACTAGTTCAATCATTTCTTCTTTTTTAAAGTTGCCACTCTCATACTGAAAGCCAAGATCTTCAAGAGAGCTTTGTAATTCCTCAAAGCTTAAATCTTTATGGTTTGCTATAGTCATAGTAGTTCCTTTCACAAGTGGGCATAATTGCCCATGGTTGAGCTTGTATAGCTCTCGTTAGGCAGTCGTTAAACTGCCCAACAAGAGTAACACAAATTATTTAGCTTTCTGCTTTATCCCAAACCTCAATAAATCTATTTAACCAATTTACTTGATAACTTGTTAAAGTTTCAATCATTAACATTTCACTTGCACTACCTATATGGATTCCTTTAAACTCTTTTTGTTGTTCTGTCCATTTTTGATATATGGTTACTAGCTCATCTATTCTATGATTATTACTCATTTTACATACTCCTATAAATTAAAGTTGTACTGCCAAGTCTAAACTCGTTGTAATCCATCTTTAGATCATAGGCATACTTATCAACGTCAATATAATTTTCTAAGTGTTTAGGAATATCGCCAAGACAACCATCATCAATAAACTCTTGAGCTAATTCTCTAAACGTCATGTCATAATATACTTCTATATCTAAGTCATTTGGCTCTATATCCTCGTTAAATGGCTCACTTGTAATATTATCTTTATATGAAATAATTAAATCTACTTTTTCGAAATCATCCCAAATATTTACAACCTTGTAATAAGCTTTAAGATTATATGAGCCAACTGCATCAAATAAAGCAGAGTTAATGACAGAGCCATCAATGAATTGAATCTCGTATTCTTCAACAAATTGACCATAAACATTACAGTTTTTATTATACTTAGTTTCATAATCTTCAAAGCTATCAAAGTAAAAGCCTTGTGCATCTAAGTCATAAGGTTGAGCATATAATGTTACTTGGTTTAAATCTTCTTTTAATTGCGCTTGTGTCATTATATCCACTCCTCAACTGATAGGTTTCTAGCTTTTACTACGTCATTAACTTCTAGTAGTTTTGCAAAGTATATTTTTGATTGATCTAGCTTACTCTCTGCAACCATTTGATTACCAAGGCTTACAAGATCACTATATAATCTTAGAACTTGCTCGTCTGTTGCATGGTTTTCGGATAGATACTCAACTTCAGACCAACAGAAACCATGTGATACGTCATAAAGTCCGTCTTTGTTTGGCTCTATTTTAGCTAAATCAAGCCAAGGGTTTTCTTCATCCTCGTAATAGTTTCGGCCTTCAGGATCTAACTTACGTTCAACTGTGTAGTAATGAATTATTGAATCATAAACTTCTTTAGTTACATAAGGAGAAAGCCAACCATTCCAAAAGTTGTTTTCTAATATATAGCCGATATAAATGTTATCCTCATCAAGTGAGAAATAAACTTGTTTTAATTGATCTTTCATAGCTTAACCTTTCCATAAGTGGGCATGATTGCCCTAGCTCTATAATATAGATATGTCTTTTAACGTCAAGCTATATATTTATTTAATCATTGCACTTGACTAAATGATCTGAAAAGTGGCATTGTTTGGTTATCATATAGTTATCCTTTGCCTAGCAGCTTGAAATATAGTTGCTAGGTTTTTTTATGAAAGCAGCTTATGGCAAAAGTTATTAAGATAAGAGTTACAAAGCCGCAAATGGAAAAGATTTGTGAGCGCATTGCAGAAGGTGAAAGCTTAACTAGGATCTGCAACAATACAAAGAGCTTGCCTTCATGGCGTACTGTTCTTAGATGGGTTCAAGAGAATGACGAAGCCCATACTTTATATAGAAGGGCTAGAGCTTTGCAATGTGAAGTAATGCGAGATCAGATACTTGACTTGGTTAAGTTAGCTCTACCAGATGATCCCAAGTTAGCAATGGCAGAAGTACAACGAAGGCGATTAGAGTGCGACCATATGGACAAGCATATTAGACAGATGCAACCATTGGGAGTGCGAGATAAAGCAGAAGATAAGCAAGCAACGAATAATGGGCAAGTCACGTTGTCTTGGGCTAATGGTAACCTAGAGATTGTGTAGGAAGTTAGTTCGCCTATAAGTATTGTATGACAGTAATCTCGCACACGAACCAACAGCAGTACAATAAAAGCCACTCGATCAACTGCAATCGTTGCGACATATAAGAATGGTTACGAGTTATATACTCGTATGATGCCTATTTTTGGGATTTTGCACCCCCTACACCCCCACAGATCGGGCGCACCTTTCTATATCTATTATATACTCTTAGGAGAGTGTCTTACACATGAACATTGAGATCCCTTATTCACCTAGACCACTTCAAGCAAAGCTCCACAACGAGCTTACTAAGAAGCGCTGGGGTGTGGTTGTATGCCATAGAAGGTTTGGCAAGACTGTCATGGCTATAAACCACTTGTTAAGGGCTGCTATACTGAATACGAGGAACAATCCGAGGTACGCTTATATAGCGCCAACTTATAGGCAGGCTAAGATGGTGGCCTGGTCTTATTTGAAAGAGTTTGCTTCTAAAGTGCCTATGGTTTCGTTCCATGAAACAGAGCTTAGATGTGACTTGCCTAATGGTGCAAGGATACAGTTGTTGGGTTCTGAGAATTTTGATTCTCTGAGGGGAATTTACCTTGATGGTTGTTGTATTGATGAGATGGCAGATGTGCCAGAGAGTTTATTTCCTACAGTTTTAAGACCAGCTTTATCTGATAGGAATACGAAAGATATACCTACGTTTGCTTTTTTTATTGGAACGCCAAGAGGGCATAACGCTTTCTTTGATTTATATGAAGCGGCTCAAGCGAGTGATGATTGGTTTACTGCGGTTTATAAGGCAAGTGAAACTGGCATTGTTGATGCTGAAGAACTAGCGGCTTCTAAGTCTATGATGAGTGTCGATCAATTTGACCAGGAGTTTGAATGTTCTTGGGTGGCTAATGTGCCTGGAGCTATTTTTGGAAAAGAGTTGCAAGCGGCTCAAGAAAGTGGGCGCATAGGAAATGTTCCCTATGATGAATCGCATAAGGTGGATACGTTTTGGGATCTTGGTATTGGTGATAGCACCGCTGTTTGGTTTACTCAGACTGTTGGTAGAGCCATTCACGTTATAGATTATTATGAAAATAGAAATGAAGGGTTGCCGCATTATGCGAAGGTACTTTCAAGTAAGGGTTATTTTTATGGTACTCACAACGCTCCGCATGACATTGAGGTTAGAGAGCTTGGTTCTGGCAAGTCGAGGAGAGAGGTCGCATACGATTTGGGCATTAACTTTAAGGTTGTTCCGAAATTGCCAGTTGAGGATGGTATCCATGCTGCGCAGCTTATTATATCTCGTTGTTGGTTTGACCAAGCAAACACCAAAGCAGGGTTAGAAGCGTTAAGGCAGTATCATAGAGCTTATAATGAGAGATTAAGGACTTTTAGAAATAGTCCAGTACATGATTGGGCTAGTCATGCAGCTGATGCTTTTAGGTATTTTGCAGTTGGTATTAAAGAAAATAGAGGGTTTGAGCGACCACCACAAGTTTTAGCCGATAGTAATTATAATCCATTAGGAGTTGCGATTTAATGAGTTTTTTATCACCAAGCGTTCCAGCACCGCCACCAGTTGAGCCACCACCACCCGCACCGCCTATGGATGTTGTGCCAGATAGTGTGGTTACGTCTGTTGATGAGGTGGAGAATAAAAGAAAAGATCGTAAACGAGTTAGTCGAAACAAAACTATTTTAACTGGTTCTCAAGGTTTGCTTACTGAAGCGCCTATAGAATATAAATCTTTGTTGGGATCAAATAAATAATGGCAGCAGAAACAAGCGATCCTGGTTCACCGACCACAGATACAGATCCTATGTTGGATCAAAACCTTTATGGCGATTTTACTAAGCAAAAAGGTAATGTTTCTAGGAATGAATCCCTTTATGGAGACTTTGCAGGTAGCACAGGCTTAACGCAACGTATGAACTCTACGATTACTGGTAATTCGCTTTTGGATCAATTTATACCTGGTGTTGGAGCGTTATCGTTAATGAATAAATATAGCGCTTCTCAATTACAACAAAGATTACAAAGAGGTGAAAGCCCAGTTTACGGAGATGGCGCTGTTAAAGGCACTCTTGGAGAAGGTTTGTTTGGGAAAGGTTCAACAGTTTATTCTGGTGAAAATCAGTTCAACCCTTTTGGCGATCCTACAGCTGGTGGTGATGGAAGTGATAATAGATCTAGTGGAAGGCCAGGCTCGGCAGTAAAGACAAGAGGTGTGTCAAACACAGTTTCAAATAGCACAAGAGTAACGCCAAATAGTGCGGTTCGTGGTGGCGCTCCGTCACTTGCACCAAAGTTATACGCAAGGAGTCGAGGTAAAAGTAGTGGAGTTAACACATCTTCACAAGGTTTATTAGGTTCAGCTCCAATTAAAAGAAAAACTTTATTAGGAAATTAATATGGCTGATGTATTAGCTAGTGAATTAATGAAACGATTTGGTTCGCTTGAAAACCAAAGGGCAACTTGGGAATCCCATTGGCAAGAGATCGGTGATTACGTTGTTCCAAGAAAAGCGGATATTAATAAGGTTAGATCCGCTGGTGATAAGCGAACTGAAAACATTTTTGATGGTACTGCTGGTCTTGCAGCTGAGTTATTAGCCGCTAGTTTGCATGGAATGTTAACTAATATGAGTACCAAATGGTTCTCGTTGCAGTTTCAGAATGATGAATACAACACAATAGATGAAGCGAGAGAGTGGATAGGTGATGTTGAGCGTGTTATGTATGGCGCTTTTTCCAGATCAAACTTTAATGAACAGATCCATGAGCTTTATCACGATTTAATTACCTTTGGTACAGCGGTTATGTTCGTTGAAGCTGATGATGAGTTTGATTTAAGCTTTTCAACTAGGCATATATCCGAATGTTACATAACTGAAAACGATAAAGGTAGGGTGGATACAGTTTTTCGTAAGTTTAAAATGCCATTAAGAGCCGCAGTTAATCGCTTTGGCGCTGAAAACATGACATCTAAGATACTAAAAAAGGAAAAAGAAAACCCATACGAGATGATGACCTTGCTTCATGCTGTTTATTCCAGAGATGAAAGGGATGTTACTAAAGTTGATGCAGAAAATAAACCAATAGCTTCTGTTTATTTAGACCCAGATGAAAAAACTGTGTTGTCAGAAGGTGGTTTTGATGAGTTTCCTTATTGTTCACCGAGGTTTTTAAAGGCAAGCTTTGAGATTGGTTATGGTAGATCCCCAGCTATGACAGCTCTTGCTGATATTAAAATGCTTAATAAAATGTCTGAGGTAACAATTAGGGCTGCCCAGAAACAAGTAGATCCTCCCTTACTTGTACCAGATGATGGCTTTATTCTCCCCATCAGAACTGTTCCAGGCGGCCTTAACTTTTATAGATCTGGAACTAGAGATCGACTAGAGCCATTAAATATTGGTGCGAATAATCCCATAGGTCTTGCTATGGAAGAACAACGTAGAAAGGCTATCCAATCGTCTTTTTACGTTGACCAATTAATTCTAGGTCAAGGTCCTCAAATGACAGCAACAGAGGTTGTTCAAAGAACTGAAGAAAAGATGAGATTGCTAGGGCCAGTATTAGGAAGGCTACAAGCTGAATTGTTACAGCCATTAATCACAAGATGTTACAATCTTTTATCAAGACAAGGTGCTTTTAAGCCAGCACCAGAACTAATAGAAGGTCAAGATTTTGATATAGAGTATGTATCGCCACTCGCTAAAGCTCAAAAAGCTGGTGATGTTCAGTCGGCATTACAGTTTATAGAGTTAACTCAGCCGCTTGCACAGATTGATCCTGGTGTAATGGATTACATAGACACAGATAATCTTGTTAAGCATCTTATAAACACTCTATCTGTTCCAGCAAAGGCGGTTAGAAGTCAGTCAGAAGTTTCAGAAATAAGAGAGCAAAGGCAAGCTCAACAAGAACAGCAAGCTCAATTAGATCAAGCGCAACAAGTGGCTGAATCAGCTGGTGCAGCAGCGCCAATGCTAAAGGCTACGCAATGACCTTAGAAGAATTAAGAGCCGCTTATAAATTAATTCTAAACACAAAAGATGGTCAAGCTATCTTAGCCGATTTAGAAGCCAGATATCATGTTAACGGATCTACTTTTTCAGTTGATCCATGTGAGACAGCCTACAGAGAAGGTCAGCGAACTGTAGTGTTATTTTTAAAATCAATGCTGAAAGAACAACTTAAAAGAGAGGATATGGTAGAAACATGAGTGAAGAAACACAGGTAGCGGATGCTCCAGTAGTAGAAGAAACTGGACAAGCAACGTCTGTTGAGCCAGTACAAAATGATTGGCGCTCAGAAATCCCAGAAGAAATTAGAGGTCATAAATCATTAGAGACAATACAAGACATTCCTAGTCTTGCTAAGAGTTATGTTAACGCACAATCAATGATTGGTGCAGATAAAGTTGCTATACCAGGCAAACACGCAACTGATGATGATTGGTCAGCTGTGTATGATAAGCTTGGTCGGCCAGCAAAAGCTGAAGAATATAATTTAGCATCATCAATCAAAGAAGGTCAGCAAGTAGACCAAGATATGATGGATTGGTTTGGTAATACAGCTCACAAAGCTGGGTTAACTCCTCGCCAAGCGCAAGTTTTAATGAGTGATTTTAATGAAATGAACAATAGTCGCTTTGGTTTGGATGAAAGTAAGGTCTTAGCTGAAGTGGAAAAGGGATCTTTAGAGCTGCAAAAAGAATATGGTGCGGCTTTTGAAGATAGAATGAAAGTTGGCAATGGTGTTTTATCTCAGTTTGGGCAACCAGACATAGCTGAAATACAGTTAGCTGATGGCAGAAGGTTAGGCGATCATCCAGAAGTCATTAAAATGATCGTTAATGTTGGACAATACATCACACAAAAGATTGGTGAAGATAGTTTAGAGGGCGTTAAAACTAGTGGTGCAATGGGTCTACAAGAAGTTCAAACAAAGTTAGCAGAATATACTGATCCTGGCACACCTTATTGGGATGCTAAACACCCCCAGCATAACTTTTATGTTGATGAAGCAATGAAATATAGGGAGATGTTAAATGGATGAACAAGAATTTAAGCTTGAAGTTCTAAGAATGGTTTTAGAAACTGGATCTGGTAGGATAATAGATAATCCTCTTGAACGAGCTGATAAGTATTTGCAATGGTGTAAACAAGGGGATAAGCCGAAAGGCGCTCTAAAAAAAGACACTAGCAAAGTAGTCGAGATAAGCGGTGGCCCTCGCAAAAAATAATCAAACTTACGTCTGGATTCTCCAGGTAGCGTTATCATTTTAACTTTTATAAGGAGCTTGTGTTATGAGTACA